GCGTCGTTAAGGTTGCGGGGGAAAAGGGAGATGCCGCAGAGGTAGCTCGCGAATGGGTGGATAAATCTATCGCCAATGAAGGACTTACCCTGTCCGGCGAAACCCGCAAGGCATGGATGGAGGGCGCGGTGCGCATTGGCATTAGCAACTTCACCCAGTTCCGCAACCTAGTTGAACGGGCCTCCGAAATACATACCTATGAGGGCAGTGCCGCGGCAAGCTCCTTCATGGCAGAAGCCATTAACGACCTGCCCAATACCTTGACCTACCCGAACGAGGACAGCATCAATACCATGCGCACCATGCTTTCGGAGGCCCTTGATGCTATGGGAGACAGGGTTCAGGTTATCGAAGTAGACGACGACCTGTCCATCCTTACTACAGGAGATGAAGACCTCGACGCCGCTCTTCACGTCATCAACGGATTGACGGAACCCACGGCTACCACGGCTACCACGGAATCCCCGGCTACCACGGAACCCACGGAATCCCCGGTAGCTATTGCCCGGAAGGAGAGGGACAATGCTATTGCTCCCATCACTGCTATGGTAGAGACGGGAGTAGTTACCCCAGAAGCTACCGCTTCCGTGGATAACATGGATGCGGCAATCACCTCGTTCGATAGTAATACTGGTGCATGGCTCTCATCCGGTTCACCTCTGGACCGCGGCGCGAAGCTCGTCTCCCTGAACGAGATGACCGGGATTAACGCCCCTATGATTACCAGCAACACGGGAGAAACCATTGTCATCGCTCCGCACACAAGCATGTACAACACAGGTGAGGGAGGGACACCCAGCACCAAGTGGGGAGACAAGGTCTCCGCTCTCAATCTCCCGACGGATGGGACTGGCGCAAATGCCTACGGCATCCTTTCGGACCTTCAAGTTAATGCTTCTCCCGCACAGGCCGCGGCCATTGATGGAGTGCTCCGCGCACTGCATGCCGCTGGTTTGGATGTTGCTATCCGAGCCACCAATGCTCCGGCGAACATCTCTTCCCCCGCCAGTATCACCTACATGAACGGCACGGACGGGAAGCTTGTCGGCGGTGTCATTGACCTGTACGTGAACCGGGATAATGCGATTGAAAGCGTAACGGGAACGGTACTACACGAAGTCATCCACCTCATTGACCGTCATCTTCGTACCACCAACACGGACTATTCCCAGCGGATGGATAAGATTAGAAGCGCGATTGCAGAGAACTACAACAAAATTGTTGATAGTCTCTCCGCTATGTATGACGCTAGCGTGGACATCAATGAGATGAACGCCATCGCCGCGCTCGCTTCCGACCTCAACTATGGTCTCCGCGGCGCGGACGAATTTGCCAGTGTCGCGTTCTCCAATCCTGTCATGAACTTCATGGTAGCGGAAGCTAGCGGAGACAATATCACCATCACGGATTTGGCTCGCTATGCCGAAGCGGCGGGAGGCCGGAAGCCCGTGCACGTGCGCCTCGTCGAATGGCTTAAAGATTTGATTAGGGACGTGCGACAAACTGCGGACGATATGGACGGAACCACCGCCGCAGAACGCGCGGCTGAATGGGATTCCTATGTGGCCCGCGTCGCGGACATGGCCCCCGGCAAGTGGTTCGATATGCCTCGCACTCCGTCATGGAAGGTAGACGATACGGACTATACTATGGGCAACGGGGTAGATTATTTCAACCCGATGGCCTATGAGACCGACATGACCCGGAGATTGTCCTTCGGCCTTGGCGCAGAAATCATTGGCACGAAGGCCGGGAACTGGGTAACTAGTATTAAGAACGGATGGCTGGGCGTAACCAAGAACTGGGACAAGGCTGGCATCAATGTTAAGTCCGAGGAACAGAAGCTGGTTGTGCTGGAACAAATGGCCAACGTGAATGCGGCGTATGAACGCAGTATTAAACGCATTGACAAAATTGGTGATATGCTTCAACGCCGTGCGGATAATCTGGGCTGGGATGCCGCTACGCGGAAGAAATGGAGCAAGTCCATTCTTGACATGTCGGGGAATATGGACAACGATATTGACCCTGAAACTGTTGCACGCATTAACGCGGAGGCTCAAGCAGAAGTTCGTCAGCATGAACAGACCCGCGACTTCCGTATCGCGTTGGCTAAGAAGACTGTCACCGATGCCGTCAATAGGCACGCGGAAGCGGTGCGTCTGGCTAACTCCCTTGCGCTTAATAGTGAAGGGCGATTGGAAATCAACGACATGATGCGCCGGATTAAAGACATGAGCGGCAAGGGATATGGAGCCATGCTGGACAAGCAGGTAGCTCTCCCCATGCTCTCCCAGCAGATTCACAAATCTCTCTCCGACCTTGGCTCTCGTATCTCCGCGACGGGGGATGCCAATCTGGATATCACCTACTTTGGCCTTGCCCGCGACACGCAAAACTATCTCGCGGATATGATTAACGAGGTGGACAGTCCCTTCTCTATGGATGAACTTCTGGACAGGTGGTCCAACCTTCGCAATGACTTTCTCTATGCGGAGAGTACAAACCATCCCGTCATCGCTCCTATGATTCAGGACATCGCTAAGGCACGGGCCGAAGCTAAACAAATCATCCGGGAAGCCAATGAGGATTTCCATGCCGCAACAAAGAGGGCAGGTGTAACTCGCGCTGGCGTAGCTACCCCTGCTGGTTCCGTGTGGCTGAAACGGGACAACGCTATCCTCAATGCTCGCCGTCAAAAACAAGCGGAGTATATGGCTAAGCGGGATGCCGCTGAACAGTGGCTTCTGTCACAGGGGGTTGTAGGTCAACTGGTCCACAATGTCATCGCCGATTCCCGTAAAGAAATTGCCGCAACGCAAATCTCTATTGCCAAGCTCATTGGAGATAGCCGTATGGCTGACAACGCCGCGGAGATGAATTATCTTCATCGCACCTACATGGCCGTAGGACGCCATGCCGGAGACTTCACCCGGACGATGAAGGACATCATCGCAAACCCCAACGGAGAACTGGCGCAGAAATACGACGGTCTGACGAAACTGTTGCAGGAAGCCGCAATCTCCCATGCCGAAGCGCACCAGAGAGAACTGTCCGAAAACGTAAGCCTAGTGCTGGACAACATGCAGGCATTGGCCGCGCTCCACGACGAGTTGAAACTTCCGCTGGTGTCAGCTCCCACGGGAGCCTCTTCGAATTATAAACTCCTGTTCGAAGGTGTAGCCAAGAACTACAGGACCAGAGAAATTCTTGACTTCATTCAGAACAACTTCGGCGGGGTTCAAATGCTTGCAGACCTGCGAGACGGCCACAACATCAGTGCCATATATAATAAGGCCATGAGCATGATAGCACAGGCAGACTATCGCACGAAGTCAAAGATGACAGAGAGGAAACTATCTCTGGACATGAATGCCAGAGATAGTTTCCTCGCTGATGTCTTCTCCAGCCTTCCGGGAAAAACGATTGCGGACAAAATCGGCAGTCTTCAATCCCCGGCATCCGTGGCTTCCGAAGTGAACAAGGCCATCCCCACTATCCCGACTTCGGCCATTGACCAGATATGGAACACACCCAATATGAATGCCGCAGAACGACTGGACAAGACGCTCAATCTTCTCCGGGGTCAGGCTGGCGTTCTCATGAGGATGAACGGCATGGGCAACGTCATCTCCGCTACCGACTTGAAAGCGTTGCAATATCCGGAACTCTCCCGTCTTGCGGTGAACGATGCCATGAAGGCCATTGACGAAGTACTGTCCAAGAAGAGGACGAATGAAGATGCGCTGGCCCAGCGGAAACGCTTGCCCGAATGGCAGAGGAAAGCTATGTATGAACTTAGCGACCTCACCATTGGGGATGCCATTGGGACGTTACAGAATACCCTATCCATGCAGTCGAAGATTGCCGTGAACCAGTTGCTTGCTGACGAGTATGCCTCCGTACTGAAAGCGCAGGGTGTGGTCGTACCCCCGAATTCCACAAACCGTACCTCGGACATGGTGGAAATCTCCTTGAAGAATACGAAGAATGCGTTGAACGGAATGTACGCCGACAAGGATGTAGCCGATGCCATCTACCACATCTACAGGCCGAGCGACGACATCCTGAATAGCAGGACGGACGACTATAAGAAGGTGCGCAAGTACTGGCAGAAGTCCGGCAAGGGGCAAGGATTGGGAGGTAAGCTATCTGGAATGGCTAACCTTTCTGTCTTAATAGCGAGTCCTAATTCCACTTTACGTAACTTATATGGTACAGTAGCCCAAATGACCAATGCGGGTGCACTGCCATTTACGGGGAGTAAAGAAATCGCAAAGCTTATCGGAGATTGGAGCCAGATGTATAAACTGCGGAAGTTGTCCCGCGGTAAAGACCTTGCTTCACAGGCCTCCGCGGATAGACTGGTTGCCGCGGAAGACAGGTACAACGAGAAGCTTCGCTACTGGCAAGAGATTGGTCTGCTGGACGCAGGTCAAGGGGAGTTCCTGCGCAACGTCTGGAAGTCCGACGAGTTCAGTAAGATGGCAGGAGAATTCGAAGAAGTGAATGAGGATTCCTTCTTCAAACTGGCCGAAGCTCTGAACGAGAAACAGGAACGGACAAAGGGCGAGGTGGCTAAGGATGCCGCCAAGACCGCAGGTAAAGTCGTAGCATGGCCCGTCAAAGCGATGTCCTTCGCCTATGGCTTGCCGGACGCGGCGGCCAAGATTGCTCTCTTCACTAACCAGAGAGCGATTGCCGATACCCAATTAAAGGTACAACTGGCACGGGCGAAGGGCAAGGCCAACCCCAATGCGCGGGACCAGATACTCCTTGACGCGAGCCAGACTGACCAGAGTTGGGATGCTTATGTGGACAGGTATACTGCCCACATGGTGAAGAGCTTGCTCCCCACGGGTTCGCGTACTCCTTCGTGGGTGAAAGCCATGAATGTATTTGTGGCTCCGTTCTTCATGTTCCAGTACCATACCTTCCAGTCCGTAGCCTACAACCTTGGCCACGCCATAGGTGAAGGGGTAGACGGTGTGTGGGCTATCAATAACGGCATGAAGAAGGAGGGGGCTTACCTCTTGGGACGCGCTATCCTTCGTACCGCGGGTTCCTTTGTAACTATTTCTGCAACCTCTACGTTCTCTTCCATGCTTGCCCGTGGGATTATTGCCAGTATCTTTGAGGACGACGATGACCATATAATCATTGACGACGCGGAAGTCATGAGGAAGCTGGCAGACAGTGGTCTAATTCCAGACTACGATAAGTTCGGGGATTTGATTGGCATCATAGATATGAAGCGTCATGAATTCGAGTATTTGAATCTTGAATACATGAACCCGTTCAAGAACATTAACGTGTTAGCCAAAACCCTGCCCAGCCTCTTCATGGATATGGACGTGGACAAGTGGGGTACGAACAAGGTTGCCGAACTGAAAAACCTGCTGGAAAATACGGTGCTTGAAGAATCCCTCCTTCTGAACACAGCTACTGAATTGTTTAATGAGGAAGACTTCAATTACAAGCATAGCCTCTCCGGTGATGAAAGCGTCAACGTTCTCCCGGCAGTCGGCAACGCAATCCTGTTGGCCGCAGGGCTGAACCCCTCGTTCGGCAGTGGACATACATGGCAAGTCCTTGAACGTGTCGCGACGGTTGCCAATAAAAAGATTCCCTTCTACGGCTGGGCAGTCAAGTCTGGTAAACAAGCGTCTAGCGATACGCCTGACATGAGTGCCGAGGCATATTGGTTACAGACCTTGGGTACTGGTCTCCGTCGTCCGAAGGATTTGACCGAAGCCCTTGCCGCCGGGTTAAAGAATGCCAACGCGGCAGTCACTAAGTCGAAGCGAATGAGCGTTCTTCGTCCGGACTTCTACAAGAGAATGGAATCCGGGGTGGATGTGGAATCTATGGAAGCCGTGGAAACCGCGGATGCCGTGAAGAATTTCACCAAGCTAGTCAATAGTGTCCGGTTTGTTACGGAAATTACAAACATGCTTGACCCCGCTCTGCGGAAGGAAGTTCTGGCTTCCGCGATTGAGAGTTCCGGTATGAGTGCCAAGACCTACGGTGCGGCCATGAAAGGCATCATGCCCTACATCATTAGCCCGCAAGCAGGACGTGAGGCTATCGCGAAACTCAACCGCGAATTGCAGAAGTCTAATACCACGGACGAGGGCAAACGCCTAATCGAAGAGCAGAAGAAACTCATTATCAACCTCATGAGGAAGGGTAGCATTCAGATTGATGGGGCATTGAGTACGGAGGAAATTCATAATCGGATGAAACAGTAACCCCTCCGTTTATATCCTTGACCTTCGGGGGCATGGGAGATATAATTCTCCCATGCCCTCTTTTCGTATAGTACCCAATCATATTATGGCCACCCCTCCGGGAGGCTGGAAGTTTGTTGTCCCCGAATCCATGAGTGTCAGGCTCAAGGGAACCAAGGTTTCCGCGGGTTCACTGGAACAACTCCGCAAATCCGTCGCACGTCTCTTCATGAATAACGGAGAACCCTTTCAGGTTGCGCTCTTTGAATCAGAGCTTTGCGCTTCTCTCCCTCCCCAATACTGTACCACCTGCGGTGATAAGGGAATTGAATGGAAGGAGTATGAACCCATGAGTGCCAAGAAGATACTGGCCTTCTTCGGTACTATGGTTCTCTGGTATCGCCGGGGACACAGGTTTGTAGACGAGGCAGAAGCTCGCCGCCGCTATGCTATCTGCGCCTCCTGTCCTTATGCTACCTCTACGCCTCCCTCGGATTTAGAGAAGCAGGGGTGCGCCACATGTGGAGCCGAAGGAGCTGGCCGCAAATTCCTCAAGGAAAAAATTTCCGGGCTTGCTGACCTGACTAATGGGGCGGCCCCTCTCTATTGTACCTTATGTGGTTGCGACCTATCAGTAAAGGCTCACTTCGATATTGAATCTGACTGCTGGCTAAAATAGTCCTTGACATTATTTCAAGTTGATACATACTTCCCTCCGTATGAACTCAATATTCACAGCAGAAGAAGCTAGCAAGCTCCCCCTGTATAAGGGATGCACGGTGTTCATTAACGTACATTGCGGTGGCATGCCCACAGTGAGAGCCGTTGAAGTATCTGATGTCGCCTTCGAATGTTTCGTTTCTCGTGTCAGAATCGAATACATCAACCACCGATTCAGAACCATAGATAATGGCTATCTCAACCACACTGTCTTCCTCACCTATCAGGACGCGGCCAAACATGCGTGCCACGATTACGTCGAAGAGATAGAGAGGCTCGAACAACTACTCGAAACCAAAAAGAAAAAGCTCGCCGAACTGATGGCGAGCATTGAGAAAAACGAAGTTCCTGTCAGTTAGGTATTGACATCATAGGTACTGCATGGTATAAAGAATCCGCAACGACATCATTCTGTTTGGACTGTAAGTTGTTTGGGTTCTAAGCGAAAACCCCGGAAGGAAATATCTTCCGGGGTTTTTGTTTTAGTTCTGTTTCGCTTCGAGGGATTCTATTAGCTGGGTAATCTCGCCGATACATCGTTGCAATTCCGATGCGGGGTTTACCTCAACCAACTTATCATGCGCCCAGATATAGAAGAGCCGTACCAGAATGGAATCTTCGGGGCTACGTTGGTAGCTATGGCTCATGACTGTACGCCTGAACTGTTCAAGGATAAGGTAAAGGTCAAACGTTTCGAACACCTTGGACCAGTGCTTAGCGTGGTATTCGAGATACCACCTCGCCTTCTTGAGGTCTTCAATACGGTTCTTCTTGTACTGTGACCGCATCAAATACTTGACGGCATTCCCTAATGCGAAGGGAAGCTTGCCAGTAATTTCTATGGTCTCGATTCCGCTGGGGTGGGAGGTGTAATGCTTCGGGTGGTTGACGGCATCGTTCATGGATTCCTTTCCTTCCGGCAGGTCGGGGAAAGCCTGTGAGTTTACCTTGGTTGAAACGATTGCGTTGATTGCTTCGTGCGCGTGCATACTATTTTGTGAGGTGCTTGTAAATTTGTTTGTTGATATATTTGCGAATAGACATCTTGGCTATGACGAAGAGGCGGGGAGAGGGTAGAGTTAAACATCCTTCTTTGACTGTCCACTTCCTTGTAATTCTCCGTGCGAACTTGTACGCCTTCCTGCATATTTCCAGAGCCGCAGAGGAACTTCCAACAAGAGCCACGGGGACTTCACCTTTGATGAAATAGCCATGAAATTTAAACTGGAAGAAAAAGGAGTTGTCCTCCTTAATCCAGCTAGGGGTTTCATCTGGGGTAGTTTCTCCAACTGCACCAGTAGATATTTTATTGGACGCAAGGATGCGACCATAGGTTAGTTGTTCCTCGGTCAGTTGTTTCTTCGACCGGAGAGAGGCATGGATAAGTTGCTTATGTTCAGGCATGATGCGAGACCGAAGCTTGTTAGCTTTTGTCTCCCTCAAGAACTTCTTTTGCTCCGCGGGGCTATCTCGATACCAGTAAAATTTATCTCCATATTTCTTGCACTTGAACTTTCCTCTTCGACGCTTCGCAGTTGGGGCTTTCATGTTAGCCGCCATCTGTTCCCGATACTTCTTGAGACTTATTTTGCTCATAGTTCTGGAACGGAATGAAGTCGGTTAGCATTAACGGGGATGTCCTTGAATGCCCATGCGAGGTCGTACTTCAATTCCATCTTTTGCCGGAGGGCCAGAAGGAGCGCACGGATTTGCGGCTGGGCCGCACCGTCCAATCGCATACGGAAGATGTGCCTCCACTCGCGGAGGTTAGCAGTCACACCAATCACCGTAGCCGTACAGTTCGGAAGCAATCCCCGCGCTTCTTCGGGAGGCAGTCCTCCTTGGACAAGTTCCACGTACTTCTCCGCAAGGTTCTGGCAGGTATTCTTAAACTCTTCAATGGTCTTCGGGTCAACCTTCTCGTCGCTAAAGAACTGCGGACGGACGAAGCAAATGATTCCCTTCCGGGAGTAGTTGACAAACCTCTGGCTCTCCATGCTGACGCTCATGTGACGATGACGGACAAGCTGATGTGTCACCGCTCTATCCGTCGAGAGGACTGCCGGGATGTTGATATGCTCGATGACACTTTCATGTCCGCGGTTAATGATACGGGAGAGAAACGCAATGGGGTCGCCCTTCGGTTCGCTTTTATAGCAGACACGGCCCATTATCTCTGCGGCCTCAACCTGTTTATCTATTACTGATTTAGTTAGCGGAAGTGTGACTTCCTGATTTATCCATAGAACGTTCATGAATGATATGTTTGGCTTTGTAGTTTGCGAGTTCAAGAGTGGGGAATGTCCATCCATACTGGCCCCACTCACTGGTGCTGGGGAGGTATTCATCTCCGGCTTTAACCTTGATGAAATCATTGTCCGCTTTGTGCTGACGGATGATGACAACCTCATAATTGTTTACCTTCCCGCTTCCTTTATGGGTTAGCTCATAGATGGCAACGCCAGCCTCACGGAAAATGAGGCGACAGGTGAAGGGGTTACGGGTAAATTCAGTGGGAATTTTCTTCATTCGTAATTGAAGGGTTAATCATGCGCATGAATTCTTCTTCTGTAATTGAAGGAATCTTATGGAGCCTCGCAATCTTTTGCTTGTGCTCCCCCGGTTCCTTACCGACGACTAGGTAGTTGGTCTTCCTCGACACGTTCTCCTTGACCGTGCCTCCCATGTCCTGAACGAGCAGGTTATATACATGGCGAGGCTGGGACAGGGTTCCCGTGATGACGAAGTTTACTCCCCGCAACGCGGTGCTCTTGGGAACATTGCCCTCGGCATTGGGAATATCTCCTGTCATAACCATTGCCGTCATCTCGTTCCACGTTGGCACGGTCTCCATGTAATTCAGAATTGCCTCGGTCATCAGGGGGCCGAACTCCGCATGACGCTTGTTCCTTAAATCTTCGGGGAAGAGAGTGAGGAAAGAGTAGAGATTGGGGTAAGCATAGGAGAGACTTTCCGCACGGGTGCAACCAACATGGGGAATCTCCATCGCAGTAATCCATTGAGCAAGGGTTGCATGGTGCTTCCGTTCCTCCACGACTTCAAGGAATCCTCTGTACCCTTGGGTTCCGGGGATTCCGTTGATGAGATTGTCCATCGTGCCGGACATGAGAAGCAGGAACGGGTGATGGAGGTAAGCAGTTTCTGCGGTCGGAGGCTCTACATCATTCTCCCCGGCGAGCAGTTTGTCTGCAATCATACGTGAGAATACAAGTCCCATGCCATCGATGTCCAGTGCGTTCTTACCGCATGCGTATTCCAGCTTGGCCGCTACCTTATCCCTGCACAACGGATTGGTACAGAAGATGTTGAGGTCACTAGAGGATAACGTGGAGCCGCAACAGGGGCAGGTCAGAGGGACAACGGAAACCGTATTGCCACAGCCGCGAACCTTGCGGACGTATGGAATAATCTCCCCTGCCTTAATCACCTCCACGGTATCGCCAATGTGGAAGGAGGCCGCATTAGCCACGTTGGAGAGGGTGGCACGGGAAACGTTGGTTCCACCAATCTTCACCGTATCGAAGACAGCAACCGGAGTTAATACCCCTGTCCTTCCTACTTGCCAAATGACATCGCGAAGGGTAGTTTCAACTCCCTGCGGGTTGAACTTAAAGGCAACGGCATCCTTCGGGTGATGGGCGGTAGCCTCTCCCGCCGCGGCAATAGCATTCTTCTGGTTCAACTTAAACACAATACCATCAGTGGGATAGGCATTGTCGTCGCGCAGGTACTTGGCCATGTCCCGGATGTATTCATCCGTCAGAGCTTCACCTTCTGGCCATTCATTGGGGAGGGTTACGAGGTCAAACATTTCCATCAGCCACCCATGCAGTTCCATGCGGGATTCAACACCCTCCGGGAAGGGACTTGCATCGAACGGGATGAAGGTAATGAGCCAGTCAGACCACTTGAGCTTATTGTTGCGGAGTTGACCAACGGCACAGGCGCGGAGGTTGGAGTACCCCATGCTTTCCACCTGCCCCTCGTTGCTCTTAGCCACAACCACTTCCCCGCGGATAGCTCCCGTGTAATTGCCATAACTTGGCGGGACCATATAGAGAACCTTATCAAGAGGAATTACTTCCCCCTCGGTTCCGTTGCCACGAGTAACTGCCTTGACGAGCCGCCCGTTCTCAATGTACAGAACGAGGGTGAGGCCGTCGTACTTTGGTTCAACCACGACATCACGTCCGGCAATCCAGCCGCGAAGCTGGTCCATACCAATTCCGTCCTTGCCCTCATGAATCTTGGCGAGAGACAGGACGGGATTGGGATGCCGGAAGGTCTTGGCTCCCCGTTGTACGTCGTCCCCAAGACTATCGAGTTCCTTGGATTCCGGGGAACGGGAACGCAGTTCTTCAACCAGCGTATCGTAAACCGTGTCAGGGAGAAGGGTTTTCCCCTCTTTGTAGTAGGAGCTATTGAAGATAGCAATCACTTCTTCCAACTCCATCACGCTCATGTTTTTAGGATTACCTATCTCCATTGTCGTCTTCCTTTCTGACTGGAATAATACCTTCACTAATGAGATTGTCAAGTTCTTTCTCTACTATCTTGTGACAATCTGAAGGAGGCATAAGTACAAACTCCAATAAGGTAACATACTCCATCCTCAAAGGGACTGTGTTATACTCACTAGCTTTCTTCACTAAGTTCTTACAGATTGTCCGAATAATTTTCCGTACAAGTTTACGATATTTCTCCTGTTCGCTAGTCATTTCCATTGCTTTAATACAGATACGTTAGTTCCTTCCACAAATACGTTGATGGGTTTGTTCTCCGCATCCCGCCCGATTACATGCACCCTCATCTGTCCATTCGGCACAGAGAGCGGCGTGCTAACGTCTTTGGCTAACACTCCCTTCCTGCTAAACACAGCACGGTCTCCTACAAAAATAACAAATTGTTCATATTCTTCGTTGGATGGTGGCTCTTCTGGTGGTCTACATGAAAATAAAATGGTTACAATAACGAGGCAAATAATAGCCGCGATGACTGTCCCTGCCAGTTTATAGTGTGGTTTATGCTTCATGGGGCAGAATAATTTTACGGGCGTTAGCTTCCTTCTCGGCAAGCTCCGACTTATCTACGAAGGTAAGAGTGGATTGTTCCATCAGGTTCATGGAAATTACATTGCTTGCCACGGAGAAGAGACGGAATGCGGAGATGCCTCCCTTCTCTTCATCAATGCGGTCCGGGTCGTTCTGACTGGCATACGCTACCAAGAGGTGAATGGCCATGAAGAGGACGAGTGCCTTAATCATGACGTGGGAATCTGTAAAGATATTGCACGCCTTGCCGGGGTTCTCAAGCTCCTGCATAAAGGCAATGTATTCCTTTACAGTGACGAGGTTCTCGGCGACTTCTGCCATGATGAACTGAACTCCTGCCAGCGGCGGGGGTTCAATATCAAAGATGTTGGCGGCGTAGTCACCCAGTTCAAGAGCCTTCTCGGCAACCGCCTCCGCGGGCGCGTCGATGGGCAGGTTGAAGGCAGGGACTGCATCCCACTCCCGTTGCAGTCTTTCCTTCAACATGACAGACTTCGGTTCGGTGAGAATGCGGGCTACCTCTTCCTGAATATTATCGAGGCTCAATTCGTTTGGTTCTGTGGTATTCATGTACGGATAATAGTATCTGGGTTTTATTACTTGTCAAGAAGATTGTTGCGAAAATTGTGACAGCAGAGAAAGGAGTTCGTCCTTTGCGTCCTCTTCGCTATATTGGGGAGAGGTGGCGAGGGGACAGCTTATGCATTCCCAATAAGGGGCGGGTCTCCATTCCCCGTTCATAGTTGTCATAGTAACAGACGTCGTTGCTTAGCCTCATGAGGCTTCCGCACAGAGGGCATTCATATTCTGGGTCCATACTTCTTTCTGGGTTTTATTACTTGTCAAGAGAAGTTTCTTCGTTTCTGTCTAAGTCATTCAGAAGATTGCAGAGACGTTCCATTTCGGTTGTTCCCTCACATGAAGGGTTGACACGTAAGGACCGATTCTTCTTGAAGTCCCAAATAGCTCCGTCGATAACTCTGAACCGATAATGCAGGTCGATTGGCCTGATGAGAAGAAGAGAGGCAGGGGTTACTGCTTTGATAGTTCCTGTACATTTATCCTTAATACCAACAAGAACGGAATCCTTCTCGTCCTCCATTACAGTCCATTTACCTATATGTTCTCTACAAATTACCTCGTCCCCCTCCTTAAACTTCCGAAGAGGTGTAGGGTAACATTTGATTGCTTCTTCATGACGGACAACCCCCTCACCCAGAGGGAAAGCATTTAAGACTTTGTATCTGTAGAAGTTCGGGGAAAGTTCGATTACCTGTCCCACGTAATACTCTCCACCCAGTTCTCTGACAATGTAGTCACCGGGGTTGATGTCCTCGTCGATATATTTTTGATAGTCTTTGGGTTCTAACATATTCTTGATAGTAGTGGTTATAACTTTTTGGATTTCGTTCGTATTCTTTTTTCTGTTCCTCCATTATCTCCCGAGTTAAACGGGAAACCCGAAGGAGTGCAAGAAATTGTTGGGTTAAACTCTTAGATTGCATTGGAAGGAATCTTTGTGGAGCGAGAGGATTTCATCCTTAGATAGCGTGCTCATGTTAAGCACCATGTGGTCAGGCGTCATGGACAGAATCTCCGCACCCGGCTCCGTAGGAAATATACAACCCAATTTAACGGAGCAGGCAAGAGATGGACGAGCCTTAAACATAGCATCGTAAAGGGTTTTGCTATACCTAACGGCGTAAAAATTATGGTAGGAAAATAGTGTGGCATAATCATGGTTTTCTCCGCGCTTCACCTTATGGTAGTTGAGACGAATGATGCGCACCGTTCTATCCTCATAGGCATTCGGGTCGTAGAGTGTCCTAACCGCAAAGAAGATGCCTGACGTGAATACCTCCCCAATACCGAAGGATTCAATCTGGAATTTGGTCTGTTCAGATTGGAGACTATTATCCTCCGGGTTCCGGGGAATATAGAACTCTCCCTTGACATGGGCAGGAAGAACCATAGGGCTTCCAAGTTTTCCGGTACGACCATTATTATCCCGTGCCCAAGAATGAAGGAGCATGATTTGTTGAGCGAGTGCGATAGGTTTCATATCTGTTTTGTTTTTGTAGAGCGATGTGAGGTTTCTAGATGTCCAGTTTCCAGCGAATAGTTGGGTAGCCGTCCTCACTGGATTCAAGGTAAAGGAAGATGCCGTCACGAGATATTACGAAGGTCACGCTATCTGGGACGTACCCGCACAGATAAATGAATATATCCTTGACAACCATAGAATAGGGCAACCTATAGGTTCGTATGGGGAAGATGTTTTCTCCAGTCTTTGATGATATTGTTTGTTGAAGACAAAGTAGCATCCGCTTTTTCCGACTAGATATTTTGAAGCTGATTGCAAGAGGGTCCTGCTCTTTCGGCTTATCGGGGTACGGCTTCCTTCCAGTTGTGGTTTCTGCTTGGCTAAGTATTAGGTCAAAATTCTCCATAATAATTTCTAGCGTGCTTTGAGGTTTCTAATTAGAAGATAGGTCGAGTGAATCCCATGTCTTCAAGGCAACGGGCGAGGCGATTTGCCTCCAACTGATGCCGCTTTAGGCGTCGGCGTATGATGTCAATGCCCCACTCTACCAGTAGCTGGAAGACAAACCAGCCCGTGATGATGATGCACCATGTAAGGTACGATACGAGAAGTTCACCAGTGGCAAGGAGATAACCTAAACAAACCAGTGCGCTTACGAGGGCAACAATGTCCACTACCGAATGGAGGTGCTCCACGATGCTCCACAAGGCATGAAGCCTATCGGCTCGCCCGATGTGGTGGAGACAGTTCTTGCGGAGGATGATGACGTTAGATTCTTTTTCGGAGGTCATACTATAGAGCTATGTGAGAGTTCTAGGGGTTCAACGGAGTACGAGCTTCACGGTTTCCAGATTCAATTCATCGTGCCATTTGTTGCTCGTAAACTTCACCATGCAGGGGAGGAAGAAACGTTCTGCCAGCTTGCGAACCTTTATGGAGTTAAGTTTATTCATGGATTCCTTATCGGGTGTGAGGAATCGGAAGCGCATATAGGTGAGGCTACCGTCAACCATGAAGTCCACCGCCCCCGCTTCCTGCGCAATACGCAACCCCACTTCCTGCCAGTTCTGATTAACCACCGCAATAAAGTGCTTTGCCAGTTCTATAGCATCCCCTACAGTCAGAGCCGCCGTTTCCGCAAGTTTCCACACCGTGCCATTCCACTTCAACTTGTGGAGCCGGACAATGCACGCGCCATTGTGTGTGCGTTCCAGTTCGATTGCGTAGGGCCGCATGTACGGCTTAACATATACCGTTCCTTCTCCATTCCATTCGGAAGGCCTGTCTATCCTATGGGATATTACACCTGCCTTAAAAGAAAAGATTGCAGGTTGAAGTTTATTGATTTGATTTGTGAGTTTAAGCCATTCCGTGCGGGAAAGTTCATCACGTTTCCTGCCCTTAATATCAATGTCAAATGCAGTCATAATTTTGTAGTGTTCTTTGTTGGTTCTAAGAGAAAAGATAATACTCTATCAGGTTTTACTTTAATATGTATGATACTGTCCTTCAAGGATATTTGCATAGGCTTCAACGCGTTCGGTAGGTACGATATGAAAGCCGTTGCAACTTGCGAGCCGTTCCATATCCCGCATTTGCCGGGTAGTGGTTTGTGAATATTCTTTGGTCGTAATATACAGTACTTTACCTCGGCGGTCGACGGTGGCAACGTGCGTTTGATAGGAGAAAAGTCGGGTGCGCTTCCATGACATGGAGCGCAAACGCTCTCCGTATAATCCAGTCCGCAAGGGAGACTTGCCACTTTCTTTTCTGCCTTCAATGTATTCCTTGCCTAATTTTTCAATGTAGGTTCTCATGGTGTTTTATTGTTTAGGTTTTCAGTTGTATGATAAATTAGAGCGGCCAAGAAATAGTTTCCGGGGAATCAGAAAGGGCAAGTACAAAGTCAGTTTCAAACTGTCTTATCACAATGTACCCTTGTTCCGGCGTATATCCTTTAAGTTCTCCCAGAATGTACCAAGAATCCAGCCTGATTTTAATCTCACTTCCCCGGGGTAGGGTGGGAAGTAGCTTCCTTGCTTTTTCGATTCCCTTGCATACCCTATCCGTAACGGTAAGCATGAGGGCGGTATCTTCCTTCCAGTTATGGGGCAAGATTGTCATCTTGTCAGGGTCTGATACGTCCATTTCGTCATAGTCTAATTTTAGTATTTCTTTCATAAGTTATTTCTTTCTAATGGTGTTTTATTGTTTGGTTAGAGTTATTTGAGGGTTCTAATAAATAGGGTAGCTGGGGCGGGGTTTAAGTCATGCCCTGTAGGAGGGAAGGGTGGAAACGGTTGTGTGGTTATAGTCGAAGCGATAGTATTGTGCACCAGTCAGGTTTTTAAGGCCTTGCTTCAAGCTCTCCACTTGTTCTTCCACTTTAACGGCTTGTGTAAAATAGGCGCACACGTAGTCGGAATTGCAAATGCGGTAGTTTGAATCTTCAATTTCTTGAAGCTTGGTATCAAGGCGAACCATATCATTGAAGATTCCTTCAATGAATTTCTCCATGTCCCTCCCGGTGACAATCCGCTTCTGCCCCTGCGTCAATTCATTGACGTCAAAGTTAAAGGAAATATTCACGGCATCATACATGCCGGGGAGGATATGATGAAACACCACTTTCGACCATGAGTAGTGACTCCTATCTATATAGGCTCGGATTTTAATGTCCGCTTCAACGCTTTGTTCGATTGCGGCGGCCAGACAGTCATTCATCATCCGTTCTACTCGGACGTTATAGACCTTGCCTTCAAACTGGCGAAGGCGTTCGGCCACTAGCATCAGCATGCGGTGAGTAATAAGGGCGGCCAGACCATAGGCGGCATTATCTCGGACAACCTGTTTCAGGTTATGCCCCATGTTTTTCACCGGGATGACATAGTCATTCTGATTATTCTTCATGAGGTCGGCACGCACCTTGTCTACGGCGGCATCGATAGCGGCATTTGCCCGTTCAGTAAGGGCGTTAATGGCGGCGGCACTGTTGAGGTTTGCGGATGTAGTATTCATTGCTTTATTCTTTCTATCGGTTTATTGTTGTTTGGTTTATTGTTGCGGGGCTTGTCCCCCGCTGGATGATTTCAGTTTAGCAGATTTTCTTATCTTGTCAAATTATTTTTTAAGTTGTATGACAAAAAGCGTATCTTATTTATTTTGAGAAGAGAACAACGAGGGGGATAGGAATATCCAAAAAGTTTCTATCTGTGTAAAGGGTAAAAGAATCAGAGTTTGTGCCATAATATTGCACGGCTCTTTCCCGGAATAATCTAATAGAGTTGCTTCTCACATACGGTTCGGCTTTCGGCTCGCACGTAGGAACGGTGGTTGTGCAATCGGAAAGACGAGCACGGAACCTTTCTGTATTTTCAATCAAGTCCCTAACCTTGTAAGCGTTAAACTCTACAAGTTTAATGCTAACGGCATTCTGAATACTGACGTGTTCATGAATCTCCTGCGCGTCCGGGTAGTAGTCATAGGTGCGCACAATGCGGCACTTTTCACCTTGGCTATTGACGGCGTTTGATGAAACGTCTTGCGCTCCCGTTGTTCCCCATACTTCAATCTCATTTTCTTTCATAGTATTATTCTTTCTATTGTTTTGTTGATATAGTTGCCGCCCTTCCGGTGGCTGATGAATGTACTTTAGCAGATTTTCTTATCTTGTCAAATACTTTTTATAGAGCGGCGTAGTTATTCACGGTCTGTAATTTATGATTGGTTTATTGTTAAACCCCGGAATCCCCGGAACCCGTTGCACCCGATATCCCCCGCATTCCGGGGGCGGGAATTATTCCTTTGTCTTTCTACTTTTTCTTTCTATTTGGTTAGAGTTATTTGACGGGTTCCGGGGGTTCCGGGGTTTAAATGTTCCACGTGGAACAATTTTGATTCCCCGGAACAAGCCGCAAGTGGTTTATATTCTTCCAGTTGCCAGTGTTTGGCCGTGCATCGTGCGAACCCAGAAATTAACGATATCACGGGGACGGGGAGATACATTGTGGCCGTTCATATCGGTGAAAGTATGCCCCATTTCTACCAAGCCAATCAGGTTGCGGATAGTACTACGCAGGGTTTGATTTCCTTTCAGGTACACCTTTACCCGGCTACCGTCTGTAAGCTTGAGTTCAAGGTAGCAGTTAGTCATCCGGCAACCCGGATTTATCCATGACAGGACGGCGCCCATGTAGCGGGGCAGGACATAGTATTTTACACAGGGGCAGGGTGAACCGAAAGCCGGAGTGGCAGAATGACGGGCAACCTTCGGGCCTTCAACGATGTAGGCAAGATAGTAGTCTTTTTCCCACTCTTCAATGTTTTCAATGTCATCAGGGGCGAGGCTTTCATCTTCCCCACACGCCAAGTAATTGAGGGCATAGGTGGGAATGTCATGGATAAGGGCATAGTCTGATACTTTAAGAACTTCCGGTTTAGTTGTAGTCTTCATAATATGGTTGCTTTCTATTGTTTTATTGTTGTTCGGTTTTATAGAGCGGCGTAGTTATTCAATGGGAAGCGGGAATAATTGAACATGGGAAGCTTTAGCTACTGGCTGGCAGAACCGTTGTTCCAGATACTGGTTAATTTCCGCCGGGTCGTAGGTACACCAAGCCCCTAACTCATTCTCTTTCACCGCCTTCCACAATCGGGCTATGTCAGAATCATCTAATTCTGGCAGGGCGTCCCACGGGTATATGTTAAGCAGGGCGGCAATGGGGCGTGCATGCGAGGATGACTTGGCGAAAAAGATAAGAGACAGAAGGCCGTCACCGTTTTCGTAGAATGCCCATGCCGGGATTTCGTTGTCTTTCAGTTCAATTTGAGTGTTCATGATATAGTGTTTTTTAGGTTTGAGGTTATGCGGGAGCTTGTCTCCCGCTTGCTGATTTTAGTTTATCGGATTTTATTATCTTGTCAAATACTTTTTTAGGGCGGTGTAACTTTTCAGGGGGGGAATTATACCCGGCTCACTAGCCGGAGAACCAGATTTAACCCTTCATCATAGGTGCGCACCATGCGCCGCCCTGCCTCGTAGGTCTCACATTCTGCGGGCGTCAGATAGTAGCGGTGGACGAAAAACGCAGGACTAGGGCGGCCATATTTGTTATAGTCCCATGAGGCAGGGGCCTGCGCGTCATCCCATTGCAACCATGCAACAGGAACAAACCCGTAGTGAGTATAAAGGTCTGTGAGTTTATCGGTGGACAGGGCGAAAAGCCACTTGCCGCCCTGCTGACGGATAGAGCCGAAAACGTCATCCAATGGGACTACCGCACCCGGGTTTTTGACTAGGGTAGCAATCTCGCCAGTTGGTAGGATTGCCCACACGGCGGAAACACGCCCGCCGTCACTATCACCCGCAATATAGGCAAACCTTTTCGCCCCTTCATAATAATCCGGAGAATGTACGTCTACCGCACCTTTGATTCCTTCCGGGTGCATGTCTTTAAAGTGGTTGGCAAGTCCGGTGAAAGTGGTTGCGGGAATATTAATGATTTGATTGTTCATTGTCTTATTCTTTCTATTGTTTTAGTGTTTCTTTTCGTTGTCCGGGTTGTTCCCCCGGTGGATGATTTCAATTTAACAGATTTTCCTAGCTTGTCAAATTGTTTTTTGAGTTGTATGACAAAAAGCGTAAGTTATTCAGCACACGAGGGAGACGAGGCCGAACGCCCACTTTGCGGTGTAGCCCATGCGCTCTTCTTCCATGATTGTTTCAACGTTTCCCGTAGGGTAGATGACGGTGGAATACGCAACTGGCCGGGTAGCCTCTTCCCGCAAGAATGTATGAATGTCTGCGATGTCATAGTTCACGCCTTCCCACATGTGAATCATGTCCAGGTCCGCCAGTGCGGGCTTAACATCCCAGGGCAAGATGTCAAACACCGCCGCAACAGGGCGGGCGTGTGCGATTGTTTCAGCGTACAGGACAAGAGACAGGACGCCGGAACCGTTTTCGTAGATTGCCCATGTCAGCGTTTCACCGTCTTTCAATTTGATTTGATTGTTCATTGTTTAATCTCCTATCTATTGTTTTAGTGTTTCTTTTCGTTATCCGGGTTGTTCCCCCGTTGATGATTTCAATTTATCAGATTTTCGTATCTTGTCAAATAGTTTTTTGAGTTGTATGACACAATCATAAGTGCCTGATTCTTAAAGGGTGAAGAGAGCCGTGTACTCTCTTGTACCGTCTCCCGTGCCTCTGAAAATATCATCAGCGGGAAATGGCAGGGCCTTAACTGCGGCAAGTAGGGCGTCTTCAATCGCTTCAGCCTTTTCCGCTGGCAAGCCCGCGCCGTAAGTCACAGAGAGAAGAATCTCTGTAGGTTCAGGGTCTTCCGTGCCAAGCGGGCCACATGTGAGAGCTTCAACCGCTTCCAGATAGTCCACATTGCCAAGGCGTCTATCATGCACGATTGCAAGACGGTCTTTCTTAATTTTCCAGCGCAACCGGGTGGCAACCTTGCGGATGATTGCGAGCTTATCCGCCGCCGTAGCGGCGGGCGCGTCATCTTCTGTCTTTTCTGTCTCTTCTGTCCACCTCACCGCCTTAATGAATAAGCACAAGTCAAGAAAATTGTGGTGGTGGATATCCGGGTTGCAACCGCCGGAGATGACATAATCCATGAGTGCGGCCTTTACGTCATCTTCTGTTCCCCCGTCTACGGCGGCGGCAAGGTTGTTCATGTGGAAAAACGTTGCGTAGTCATAGATTGCTTTTAGGTGCGTTGCGGGAACATAATTGATTGCACCCTCGCGGCGGTCTAAAATGATATCGATAATCATTGCTTTAATCTCCTATCTATTTAAGTAGTGTTCTCATTGTTCCGGGTTGTTCCCGGTGGATGATTGCAATTTAACATGATTGCGGAAGGCGTCAAGCGGTTTTCTTTCCGGTGCGTTGTAACTCGCTAACTATCTGCGTATTATAATTGTGTCATACAACTTTTGTGTGCGGTTGCGTCATACTCGCTAGCGCGTGCGGTTGCGTCATACAACTTTCCCGGTTCCCCCGGTTCCCCCGGTTCCCCCGGTTCCCCCGGTTCCCCCGGTTCCCCCGGTTCCCCTATATATAGAGAGAGACGGCACAAATTGTAAATGGTAAATGTTCCATGTGGAACATTTATGCATTTATGCATTTATGCAATCGGGCAATCGGGCAATCGGTTTGTTGTGGTGGGATAGCGGCTTCAACGGGTATCAGGATTCAACGGCTTCAACGGGTATCAGGATTCAACGGCTTCAACGGCTTCAAGATAGTTAAGGATTCATAACTATTAAGGATTCTTAAACATTCCCCTGTAAGTCCGGTCTAACTTATTAAGTGCCGTCTAACTTATTAAGTCCGGTCTAACTTTATAAGTCCAGCCTAACTTATTAAGTGCCGTCTAACTTTATAAGTCCAGCCTAACATTGTAAGTGCCGTCTAACTTTATAAGTCCAGCCTAACAATCTTTGAAGATAGATAGATAGTCCGATATTTGACTATCTGACGGCAAATCCGCAAGGACTGGCCGCACGCCGATTGCACCGCTACAGGTACGCAAGATATAGGGGCGTGCAACAATATGCCGTACAAGATATAGGGGCTTTACAAAAATGTAAAACCATTAGTCCAATATTTGACTATTAGTGAGGGAAAGATACCTATACCCTCATGGGTATGCTTCATAGGTTGCTGATACTTAATCAGTCCCAGACTGGACAATTTGAGGGCAAGACCCTGCCCCTTTTCTGCCTTCTCCAGCACCTTCAATTTTCATTCCCTATCGGACTAGTAGGAAAACCGGAACGCGATTTTGCATTATATGTATTATGCGAAGTATGGAAGCGGATTGCTTAGAGTATCAATGAGTTACGCATATCAGGGTGTCAATGGGAAACAGACTTTGCACCCTCGGTTCCCCCGGAGACCAAGGCACACCGTTTCCCTACAAGTTCCTTATCATCAGACGGTTGCAACAGATTCCGAGGATTCAATGGGTTGCATGGCATACCGTTCCCGTGACAGGGGCAGGGGCAGTTCAGGGCAGGCAATGCACCACTCCCGTTGCAATACGGTGGCCTATCATACCGATTCCGCTACTTGTGGGGGAGAGGCAGGCCCCTGAAACATACCGATTCCGGTGCAATCAGGGGCAAAAAGGTTCCATGATGCACCGATTCCGTGGGTATAGGGGGAAACTGGATGCCAAGAAAATCCAAACACCACCACGGTTTCCCAGGCTCCGGGGTTGCACGCGGCCCATAGTAAATAGTTGGGTCAAATTTTTTCCGTGGGGTACGGGGGAGGGAGGACCCTTCTGGGCATGTCAAGCAAAATCGACATGCGGCCATTCCACGGGCGGGATATACTTCTGGTCTGTTTCAGCCTCATCTGGTCTGCACCCCATTCCTGCCACGTCAATCAAAATCGACATGCGGCCATTCCACGGGGACGTATCGACCTAGAAGGCGGGTATACTCTTCGGGCGGGTAGTTATAGCGGACCAGCGGTTGTGGCGCGTTCTAGGGTAGGACCCTCGATTAAATTCGGGCAAATTTACTAGAGTGTGACGGGGTATAGGTAGCGAGATGGTACATTAGTCATGAAACAGGAGATAGGGCACTACCATCGACCAAATTTGCGCACGGCGGGCATAATGCGACGGAGCGGCTCTCGCGGATTTGGCGGTAAAGAAAAAGCCCGCAGGTAGCTTGACGAGACTACCCACGGGCGTAACTATGGAAAATGCCTGTAGAAAGGAGAGTGTTTAGTCCGCTCCTGTGGCGAGCAAGTTCCTTGCTTAGGATAGCCAGAAGCATTGAGCTTAGCTGGTTCGGTTGCCGTTCGGAGCGAACAGGTGCAACATATCACATCAGGGGAGAAAGTCAAGAGGAAATCAGCGTGATGGGCGCGTTTACGAATTTAATCCAGTGTGGCAGGGTAGAAGGAGGGGATGGGGTCCGGGTGGATAGTTGTAGCGGACCGCCCCGTGCGGCGCGTTCTAGGGCAGGACCCTCGATTAAATTCAGGGGATTTGGAGATGGTGCATACACACATGTGGGCGCGTAGATACGCGGGCATAACAAAATAACATATTGGCAGAGGATTGTCTTGACTTTTTCGAGGGGGCTGGTATTATACGGCCAGACAGGAGGGCAACGCGCGGAGGGTAGGCAGTAAGGTAAGAAGTAAGACCTACTCGAAGCAACGCCCTCCTGTCACCCATCTCCTAGGTTGATGTTCCCAAGGCGTAGCCCTTCGGAGGTAGGCATGTCCTGCTTCCGAAGGGTTTTTCTTTGGCAAGAGAACCCCATACTCATAAGTGGCTGACGCCCAATGCTGTTCTCTTAATCCATTCATTCTCAATCTTGTAACATCTACTAACAACCTATAACAAGCGTGATTTAGAGTAGTTGTTACGCTAACCCCTTCTTTTTTAATAGTTTAACAACTATAACAACCAAAACAAGCAAAAATAGTAGTTATATAAGAAAAGAGGGGTATAGGGGAGGCCTTATATACACATATATAGAGTCTGTAGAATTTGCTTGTTTGCTTGTTATAGTTGTTAACTCATTCAGTTTCAAGGGTCCAGCGTAACAACCTCTTTCGTGCTTCAGTTGTTAAGTCCTTGGCTCTTAATAGTTTACGTCAAGATTTAGAGGGGTTGTTACGCTAACTCATTCTGTTTCAATACCTCTTCGATTTAGCCCTATCCCTATCATAAAAACATGGTCCGCGGAGCGCGGAGCGCGACCGCCATACGGCACGAGGACGAGGTGCGTACACGTTTAACTACGATTTTTGCTTGTTATGCTTGTTATAGTTGTTAAGTCGTATATACTCAATCACTTACCGTAACAACTACTCTAAATATTGCTTGTTACGTGCTTGTTATAGGCCGTAGATTCTACTTGACAACCCCCGGAACCCGTGGTAGCCTCGGACACCGTTCGACCTCCGGACGGCAATTCAAACCATAGGCCGCAGGGTGTGGAATACGCCGTCCACGCCCCACTGGCCTCATTCATAAAAGTATGCAATCCATTACTCTAATCCCCACGCCTTGGGATTTGTTGGAGCGGAGTAACGCTCCCCGCGTCTTTACCGGAAGCGGAAAGAATCCACAGGCAATTACAATCGACTGTCTCATTAACTTCCTCCGCAGTAACGACATCGCGGACGAGCGGTTAAAGACAAGTCTCCAATTATCACTCCTTCTCGACAAGCAAGCCGGGAGGCCGCTTCGTGCGCCATTGGCTCCCGCCTATGAGAAGGTCTATACCCGATGGAAGGAGAACAGCCCAGATGGCGAGGTGAAGGTCAAGAACGCGCTTCCCGCCCTCATCCCTTCCGTCATCTTCCATTCCGTCCCATCTATGCTGGGCGAGAATAAGAAGACCGTTGACCCGCGTACCGCATTGCGCCGGGCTATCTCCTTCTGGTCCCACTCCGGCATCATTGGTCTGGACATTGACCTAAAGAAGAAGGATGAAGATACGAACCCCGCCACTACGGAGGAACTTAAACGCATTGCCGAGGATAAGCTCTCCCACTTGCCCGGTTACTTGTTCGGGTACGTCAGCCCCAGCGGCGGGTTCAAGTTCTTCGTCCAAGTCGATGAACGGGCACGCGAAGCTCTCAACATCTCGGAACCCCCGGATTCCACGGATTCCACGGATTCCACGGATTCCACGGATTCCCATATCCCGGATATGGGCAAGTATCTCGCGGCTATTCGTCAGGCTCGCCACCAGCTAATCTGCAAATACCTGTGGGACCAAGTGTACAACCTCTCCGGTCTGACCTGCGACCCCGCATGTAAGGACATCTCCCGGTTGCAGTTCCTCTACCACGGGGAGTTGGTGGAACGGGCTAAAGATACGCCGCAGGTATTTACCGTGCCCTCCCTTGACAAGCTGGTTGAACGGGCTACCAAGGAAACCGTGGCTCCCGCGGCAGAGGATGACCTCCTGACCGAGCGGGACCCGCTTCCCCTTCTTATCTCCGAGTTCCCCAAGTGGCTGGACGATAATGGCTACGCCGAACAGGCCGAGGGCTTCCGGGCAATGCGCTGGGAAGGGAATCACATGTACGGCATGTGCCCCGCGTGCGCAAGCGTATGCACGGGACACCGTGCCGACCGTGACCTGCAATTCAACATTGTCCGGGACTTCCCATCTACCTCATGGTTCCATTGCCTCCATAGCTCCTGCCAAGACAAGGACCGGAAGGTGAAGAGCATGAATGACCTGTTCCACATGTATGTGCTGGACATCGAGAACAGAGACATTGCCACCATAACCCCTCCGGTTACGGATGCTGAATCTGAATCCTTGCTGGATAAGATATATAACCCCGACGCAGAGCTAAAGAAAATCCTTGCCGAGACCGGACCCTTACCAGAGGGGAAGGCTTATCAGGCAAAGAAACCTGAACGCTGGGCTACTCTCGACTTCCCCATGAAGGACCCCAAGAAGGACATCGTTTCCGTATCGTATGTTAACGTTAAATTCCTTCTTGCCTCCATTGGTCTCCGCATTGTGACCGATGTAGCTAATGAGACCAAACTGGTGCTGGACCTTGTGAGCCGAAGGCTCTACCCTTACGACCCGGAGTTCGTGAATCACATTGCGGGTAAGTGGGCCAACTATCTGGCAGTGGGAATGGCTACCTCCAAATTACAGCACGAACTGGACGCAACCTTCCGCAGTATCTCCACCGAATACTTCTACCACCCGCTCGCATCCACCTTATGCGTAAAACCTTGGGATGGTATTGACCGAGTGGGGCAGTACATCCGTACTCTTGAACTGGAAGAAGGCATGGCCCCGGAAGGCTATACCGAAGAAGAGTGGCTGGACTTCGTGCTTCGTACATGGCTCTACACCGTCCTCGACCACATGGAGAAGTCGATGGAAGATGTTAATAACATGTGTCCCATCTTCTGCCCCATCTTCATTGGTAGCCAAGGTAGCGGTAAATCTTACTGGGCCGCTAAGCTCCTTGCCGACTATCCCGGATGCTTCACGAGTAGCTTCGACATCCACAATGAGAAGGATGCTATCGTACAGAAGAGCAGTACCCATGTTATCCAGCTGGACGAGATTGACCGAATCCTCTCCAACCCGGAGGACGCGAACAAAGTGAAGAATGCACTTGACATTCAGCCCGCCAAGACCCGTGCGGCATACCAGCGTGACCAGCGGATGTATAAGCCGAAGGCGGTGTTCATTGGTACGTCCAACGACCCCAACCCACTGACGGACACCACGGGGAACCGCCGCTACTCTGTCCTCTATGTCCGTAGTATGGAAGGGGACCTAGCGATGGCGATGAAGGTTCGCGATTCGATTGATATACAGCAACTATGGGCGCAGGTGTATGAGAACTACCACTCGCTAAGCAAGGATGTTAGCGAACTTGTAAGCACGGTGGTGCAGAAGTCCCAAGAGATAAACACCAAGTATGGCATGCGGGAATCCGCGGAGGAATCCCTTGTGACCCAGCTTCGTCCGGTTGATTGGGACGTAGATACGGATAAGGAGGGCAATCCTTTGTGGAAGCACATTCCCATCACCTATACGGGGCCGCGAGCACTTCTGCATATCCTCTACACCATCCGAGATACCAGAGTAGTAACCGACCAGCCACATTCCGCTAACACTCCTAAGCAATCCGCTCTTAATGGGTTCAAGACGGCCATCACCTCTTACTTCCAAGATGACGCATGGTGGAAAGCAAAACAGGTGTCGGGAGGAAGACGGCGCATGAAGTTCCTTCATGTAGAGGACTGGCTCAAGTACGCAAGCGACAGTACTAAGGCCCGCTGGTATCGGGAATTCCCCGAATGGGAAGAACAGGACAAACAACGCCAAGAAGTAATTGTAGGATAGTGAGCGAGTTATAACTCCCTCAAAAATTTCTTCTAAAAACTTCTTGACAAAAATCTAAGCTATGATACATTGGCCTCGTCACCGGGATTCCGGGGCGGGGCCAATCCCGTTCCGCTAATCCCATAGAATAATAAAAAGCAAATCAGCAATAAATACATGAAAGTACAAGCCATCCTGTTAGTTCTCGTTCTTTTTGTTCTTCCGGTAGTAATAACGTCTCCGAAGAACTACGTAAAGTTGTTCCACTACATCACCTCACATGTGGGTGCTTGACTTAAAAATTATTATCAAAGGTGGAACGATGATAGTTCAGGCCTTGCTCGGTCCGAAGTATTATTTGCCGCTACTATGCTTGTTTGTATTTTTGTAGTCCCTTATGGCTCGTTGTTTATCTTACAAGGTACTCCTGTTTTGAAATACCTTGCCTCACTTATAATTTGGGGGGACTGTTCTTGGAATGCACAATTTACAGTAGTGGCTCTCCTTGGTTTTAGTTGTTTCCTTATTACTATCGGAGTAACTGTCATCTCTTGCCTGATTCAATCTCACTTCATTAAACCCAATCAAATAAAACTCAAACAACAGTAATATTCAAACCTCTTATGCCCAAAAGACTTATGACATTGGAAGATACAACATACTCTCAAAGATTTAGGGATAACCTCGAGGACACGTTGGAGCAGATGCTTCCGGTTCTCTCATTCATACCCTTTGTCCTTACCTTAGCGGTTAAAGTGTATTGTCCTGAATATTCGTGGATGACGTGCTTCTTAGCGGTACTCGGCAGTCACGTACTTCAAATTCTCTTTGTTGTTACGGTGAACTCCATTCCGAAGAAGGATTCTACCTTCTTCGGGGCGGTCGCCACCGCTGGTTTCTACTTAGTCCCTATACTCTGCCTCTATAATGCGATGAAGAGCTGATTATGAAAGACCTAGCAGAATTATCCCCCTACATGGGCATCTATTACCTCTCCCTATTTATGGGCCTTCTGGTCAATGGCATGCCCCTACTGGCCTCCCTCATCTTCTCGCTCATTCTCGTCCTCATCGTTCTGTGGGTGTGGTCCTTCATCTACATCACCATCACGCATCTATTGAAACGAAGTAACCGGGACATGAACATCAATATCTTTGGCCTCTCCGCGACATTGGTCACTCTCTTCTTCATAATCATATCACTCTAAATCATGTACAACGAAATTGCAATCGCCGCCCAAACTGTTGATTCCCACTTCTCCTATATGGGATTAGAGGAATCAGCCGCTGACCTCCTGCGCCATCTTCTGTGGGAGATTGAAGAATACCGGGAAGCTGACGCGGAGGACCGCGTAAAGGAGGCAACCGACATCGCCATTCTCGCATTGCGCCTAGTAGCCGCTACGGGGCGCGATGAAGGTTTCTCCTTTGAGGATGGGATATTCCTCGCAAACGAAAAATGCCGGGAAGTCGTGAACCGCATGAACCGTGCCGTGAAGATGTACAAGAAGGACAGAACCGCCGGAATTCCTATGAGCACCCCACAAGAATACTACGCGCAAGCGAAGGAACAACTAAATACACCCAAACACTAATGCACGAAGAAATAGATAAGAACCCTATATCATTTTCACTGCCTCGCATTCCGGGGTATGAAATGGAGATTACAGACGACCAGACCAAACTCACAGGCGATACTCTTGCCGTTGACTTTGAAACGTATTATGAGGGGAAATATTCCCTCAAGTTCATGGACCCGCATTCCTACTGTCTGGACCCACGGTTCGACGCATACATCATGTCCGTCTATGACGGGAAGTATTGCTGGGTAGGACATCCGAAGGATTTTGACTGGGAGAAAACTACGAAGGACAAAACCCTCGTCGCGTTTAACGCCAGCTTCGACTATGCCGTTTACCTCTTCGCACTTCACGCGCCGGGGGCCAAGGGCATCCCGTGCACACCAAGCTTCCAGCCGCCCTTCAAGGAGTGGCTCTGTTCCCGTGCCGCTTCCAACTATCTCGCCATCTATGGCTCTCTTGACAAGATTGTCGCAAAGCTTTGGGGTGTAGAGATTAGCAAGGAGGTCCGAGCCAAGGCCGAAGGCGTTGATTTCCGCAAGATGGAAGTCATCCCTGACGACATGAAGGAATACGTGGCGGGCGATAGTTACTACTGTCTCGCCGTGTGGGACAAGATGAAGAACTTCTGGCCGGAAGATGAACGGGAATGCTGGCTCAATACCTGCATCATGGGATGGCGCGGAGTTCCGACTTCCCGTCAGTATCTTCTTGACGGATTGGAGAAACTCCATCAGGCGCAGGAGGAATACAAGGAAGCTATCCCGCTTGAAAAGAAACTCTCCATTCCCCAACTACGTAGAGCGTGCGAGGAACTGAACATCCCGCCCCCCACAACCACCAGCAAGTCCAGCGAAGATTTTACGGACTGGCTGGAAGAGTATGGCCACCTCGTTCCGTGGGTAACTCTTATCGGGAAGTACAGGAGCGTGAACCGCATGATTAGCATTACCGAGCGCATGCTTTCCCGCGTCTATACTGACCATGAAGGGATAGAACGTCTCCCCTACACCCTGACCTATTGTGGCGCAAGTACGGGCCGTTGGACTGCCGGGGGAGATAAGCTCAACCTGCAACAGCTTAACCGTGGAGACGTTCTGGGCTTTAACCAGCGCAACGCCATTCAAGCACCCGAAGGGTATAAGCTCGTGGTATGTGACTGGGCTGGGATTGAAGCACGTCTGACCGCTTGGCTCTGCGGGCAGGAGAAAATTCTTGATACCCTCCGTGCTGGTGAGAAGGACATCTATGCCGCTAACGCGAAAGGTTGGGGCCTCATCCCCGCGGATGTCAAGGACTTCAAACAGTACTGCAAGGAAACTCCGGGGCAAGCGGACCTTCGTCAGCATGTGAAGGCGGGGGTACTTGCTTGCGGCTTTAGTGCTGGATGGAAGGCTATTCAACGCTCGAACCCCGGAATGGACAGGGACCAGTGCCAAGCGATTGTGGACATGTACCGCAGTCGTAGCCCAGAAGTGGTAGCATGGTGGAGAGAGTTGGATGCATTAGCGGCTCGCGGCTATCGTACCCCCTCCCATAGCTTCGCGCTCTCCCTTCCCTCTGGCCGGAAGCTCTATTATCGTAACTGTTACAAGAAACTCATTCAACCCAAGGACGGTCGTCGTCCCTATTTCGCAACCTGCGTCGATTTCGGGTACAAGTCCTCCATCGTCAATACTAACCTCCTTAGCAACAATAACGTCCAGTCAATCGCACGTGACCTCATGGTCCGCACGTTCAACCGCCTGTGCAAGGAATTAGAGGGTGCGCAACCTATCCTTCTCGTGCATGACGAAGCCGTAGTGATGGTTCCGGCTGACCATGCCGAGGAATACGCCCAGCGCATCGAACAGATAATGGAAGAAACTCCGCAGTGGGCTTCATCCCTTCCGCTCCTTGCCGAACCTGAAATCATGGACAAGTATCGCAAATGAGTGCGCTTACTCCATTCCCTCCCCAAGAAGATTGCATCCACGATATGGTGGATGCAATTACCCGGCACGGCTATGTGATAAATAAATCCTGCACGGGTACGGGGAAGACATTGGTTACTATCGAAACCGCGAAGGCTATGGGCAAGAGACTTCTCGTCGTCTGCCCTGCCACCGTAGTGACCCAATGGAAGCGAGCGATTGAACAGCAAGGAGCGGACGCGGTGGATGTCCTCTCATGGGAGAAGGTGCGCAGGGGAAGTACCTCCTACTACAAACGCCCAACAAAGGTTCCCAAGTCCCGGATAGTCTTCGGGGCTTGGACCCTTCCCGACGATTCCTTGCTGGTCCTTGATGAAAGCCATAAGGCCAAAACCTATGGTAGCCAAAGCAACATCATGGCATTAACTGCGGCCCATCAAGGACTTCCGACGATTATGCTCTCTGCCACTCCCTTCGTCTCCCCTCTTGACATGAGCGTTCCCGCAACGTATGCCAAGTGGATTCAAGACCCCCGGCGAGGGTTCTGGCTCTGGGCACGTATGCACGGATGCACCGACAGCTTCTGGGGAGGTATCGAGTTTAAGCTCAACCCACGTAACCACGCCATGATGGAGGGCCTGAAACAAAAGCTCTTCACTGCTGGAGTTATGACAGAGATTGACAAGGATAGACTTGACACATTCTTCCCGGAGAATAGAATCGAATATCTGTCCGTGGACGTAGACATGAAAGGTATGAGAGAGATTAAACAGTTGCAGAAAGCACTTGACAAGCTGGACAAATCATGGGACCAGTCCATCGAACGAGCTAACGAGAAGGGAATCGAACTTCCTGCTATCGTTGAACTCCTTCGGCTTCGCCAGCAATCTGAATTGGCTAAGCTCCCCACGATGGCAGAGAAGGCAGTTGAACTTCTGGACAGCGGATATAGCGTCGCCATCTTCGTGTCCTTCCTCGACAGTCTCTCCACACTCTCGGAACTCATTAACAATAAATCAGGTAAGACAATCGCTTATGCCGAGATTAGTGGAGCGGTGACTGGGAAGAACCGACAGGAAGAGGTGGACAAGTTCCAACGGAATGAAGTTCCTCTCGCTCTCGTGCAGATTAGTGCAGGAGGAACTGGGGTATCGCTTCACGATACCGAGGGAGGCCACCCCCGCGCCGCACTCATCTCGCCAGACTACGCAATCGTCAATTTGCTACAGGCACAAGGACGTATCGCCCGCCTCGGTGCAAAGTCACACACATTGCAATACATCGTGACCGCCTCCGGTACGGTGGAAGAAAGAATTATTCAAGCACTCAACACAAAAGAAATTTGTCTTAACGCATTAACATCAAATGGCTAATAACGAAACCAACACTCACAGCAAGTACAGTCCGAGTAAGATGGCATTGCTCGCCACCTGTCCCGGATATGTCCCACGCCCCGTGACTAAAGAGGAAGAAGAGGATGACTTCTCCCCGGCGGCCATTGGGACCCGTGTTCACGCGGCCCTTGAAACCAAGAACCCAGAATCCCTTCTTACCAAGCATGAACACATCCTCTACACTGCGGCATCCAACATGGTGGATAGGCTCATGTCCATCTTCGCAACCGAGGTACAAACGGACAAGGTAGAAGTACTCCCGGAACACAAGTTTGAAGGAATCGTCTTCAACCCAGACGACGAAGCACAAACCGGAACGGCTGACGTTCTTGTCCGGCATGGTGATACTTCCATGATTATCGACTACAAAATGGGGATGGTCCCTGTCTCTGACCCTGCCGAGAATACCCAGTTCATCTACTATGGTTTGCTGGAAATGGCAGAACGCCCTGAATGTAAGCGCATTATCCTCGCGGTGGTACAACCCAGCCAGACCGAAAGCATGAAGATTGCGGCGTTCTACCGCGACGGTAAGGGGCCGAAGTTCACCACCGACATGTCCGCAGTCCCTATGGACGAGGCTACCGCAAGGGGAAACATGTCCGCAGTCATTGCCCGCCATTGCCGTGACGCGGAGAACCCCTACGCTTACTCATCCTCTCCGCACGTCTGCCCCTACTGTTCCCGTCTCGCCCGGTGTAAGAAGGTGACTAGCATGGCCCGTAACTTCTCGCTCAAAGTGTTGAAGGACAAGGACCTAGCCGAAGGGATGATTGATAGCGTCGGTACGGCGATGGACAACCCGGAAACCCTTGGCTCCCTTCTTTCCTTTGCGAACATTATCGCGGAGGCCAACAAGGTGCACAAGGACTATGCCAAGACCCTCTTCGCTTGTGGCGTCGATGTCCCCGGCTGGAAGTATGCACGGCGAGGTAATACCGTGAAGGTGGATAATGATGCCTTCCGTGCCTACGTCGAGCAGTACATTTCCCCAGAGGAAATTCTGGACAGCATCTCCCGCCTCCCTGTGTCGAAGCTTCTTGACATGGTGGTAGATAAAAACAAAGTTGAAGGAGCCACACGTGCCGAGATGAAGGAAGCCAAGGAATCCTTACTCGAAGAGCTTCAAGAACTTGGAGTAGTGAAAGAAGTGACGAGCGCGATGGCTTTGCTCAAAATCAAATAAACATCTTGACATCTTTCAAACTTGTGATATAGTCACGTCAGAGAAGTTACCGAGGGTAGTTCACTCGTCAAAGAAGCCCTCAACCCAAAACCAAGAATAAACGAATACTATGGCTACTAAGAAAACAGAACACGAAACCTTGGGAATAGACCCGGGAGACGCATTGGAACTGGGAACCCCGGAACCCAATCAACTCGCAACCGCTACGGAATACCACTCCTTCGAGGGCGAGACCGACGCTTCGGATATCCAGATTCCTTACCTCAAACTTTGGCAAGCCTCTTGCGATGAGGCTAAACTGGAAGAACCGATTGGCAGTTTGGGTGCGTTCCTTCTCAACGGTCTGGTCGTTGCCGAGCGCAATAATCCTCTTGAATGTATCGTATTGAAGGCTCGTAAGTTCTTCCGCGAATACATCCCGTACAACGAACGTCAGCCCGGCGTATATGCCAAGACGTGGAATACGAAGGAAGAGTATGAAGCAGAAGGATTTGACAAGTCGCAGGTCAACCGTGCCCTTGCCATGTGGCTACTGGTTAAGAAGCCGCAGGGCATTAAGGACGCAAGCACCACCGAGGATGACCTTGACGCTCTCTTCACCATTGACTTCATGGGCGACCAGTGGACGCTGGCACGATACACTCCGGAAGGTAATCAGTACACGGGCGTTGGTGCTCCCTTCATCCAGTTCATGATGTTGAAGGGGAACAAGCTCGGCTCCCTGCCCTTCCGTGTGCAGATTGGTGCACAACGCGCCGTCTCCCGCGACGGGAAGAACAGCTACGCCAAAGCGTTCCTCAAGTTCAAACCGCACCCGGTGGAAGGACAGGTTGAAGCCATCCAAGAGATGGGCCTCCTTTCCGCGGTAACTAAGTAACCCCCTCCCGGCTCTGACGGGTTTATCCCGTAGCACCGCATTGCGGGTAAAAAAGGAGCACGTTCCATTCGGCCATCCCATACCGGGGTGGCCGTCTTATTTTTGTGCTTGACCTTCTGGACTTTGTGGGATATATTCTCCTATGCAACTAGTAGGAGTTGACCCCGGAACCCACGGCGCCCTTGTACTCGCGGACACCCGGAGCAAGAAAATCTGGATAAAGCACATGCCAGAAGACGAAAGGGAACTGGAAATCATATTGAACAAACTGCCACGTAGCCGTCATCGTATCATGTACATTGAGAAGATGAGCTATGCCATGAGCGGAGGCGGCAAGGTGTCCAATCCGAGAAGTAGTGGCGTATTGGGAGAGGCAACCGGGAAGGTCCTCGGTTACGCCGCGGCGGCAGGGTACACCGTCACAAAGGTTTCCCCAATCGTATGGATGCGGGCTATGGGCGCGTATGATACGGGCCTGACCGCCCGGGACCGCACGAAGTGGAAGAACAACCTGAAACGCATCGCGATGGAGAACTTCCCCGGCGCGAAGGTGACGCTACAGAACGCGGACGCTCTTCTCATTCTACTGTATGCGTACCGGGAACTGAACGACGACCACACACTGACCCTCGACAACTGGGATATAGAAAGAATCTAAAATGGCACGACACTTTACCCGCTACGGACGACAATGGGAGTACGGAGTATCAGAGCTTGACATCGAACTCTGGTGCTTCAAATACGCATGGCCCGAAGAGAAGGGAGGGCTGGGCAGGTATGGACACGCTAAGAACGCCATCAATCTCCTGTGGAATTACAAGGGCAGTCCTACTCCCATTATCTGGACACCGTGGATTGAACGGATGATTGAAACCGCGTGCAAATATGATGTGGTCATCATGGGTGGAGGCTCGTCCTCTGGGAAGTCATTATCTATGGCTATCATGGCGACGCTCTTCTATCTGGCCGACCCCGTCGATACCCTTTGCCTAGTCACATCGACTACTATTGAAGGTGCGAAGAAACGTATCTTCAAGGATATTAAACGGTTGTGGCGCAAGGAATTTCCGGGTAAGCTCGTTGATGGTAAGGGACAGATTAAAGGCGTGAACGAGGACGGAGATATTGACGATTCCCGCGGCATCTCCATTATCCCCTGCGCGAACGTCGGCGACCCCAGTAGCCGATTTATCGGTATTAAGGCAAAGAACATGCACGTCTTTTACGATGAGCTTTCCGAATTGCCGATTGAACTCGTCGAGGTGTGGCGTACCAACCTCATCACCAACAGAGCGGACACGCCGCCTACCCTGATGGCCGCCTCTAACCCCAAGAGCCGCACCGATGCCTTTGGTGTTATGGCTATGCCCAAGGACGGGTGGAACAGCGTTGACATCTTTGAGGAATACGAGTGGGAGACCAAGGACGGGATTTACATCCGCTTCGACAACACCCAGAACCCCCGCATCAAATATGGCCGCGAGGATTGGAGCTTCTACACCCCGTTGGACATCGTTCAGCAAACGATTGAACAGTATGGGGAGAATAGTCCGTTTGTGATGCGGTTCCACCGGGCCACCTTTTCAGATGATACGGAAGAAGGTTCACTAATGTCGGAGGCTGAAATTTACGGCAGTGGCGCGGATGCCATGCCCGTCTGGGGAGACGGCGAGTTGATTACGATAGCGGGTCTCGACCCTGCCTACACCAACGGCGGGGACCAGTCATGTTTGAAGCTCGCCAAAGTCGGACGAACGGTTGAAGGGCTTTGGGCGTGCGCGGTGTTCCGTACCTATTTGTTGAAGTCTACGTCCGACAAGGAACGGATGAAGCAAAGGAACTTCGACATCGCCCAGCAAGTTGGAGAGATTCTCCGGGCCAACGGGGTTGAAAGTAAGTACCTTGCCGTGGACGTAACTGGCGGTACGGGTTTCATTGACATCCTCGCCCAGCATGTCGGCACGGACTTCCAGACGGTCAGCTTCGCGGGTATGGCGAGCAAAGTGCCCGTTGGCCTGTTGCAGAATCAGGAGGCATGCCAGCAATATAGCAACAAGGTCTCCGAGCTTTGGGGATGTATGAAACTGGCAATCAATGCTCGCCAACTTTATGGCCTCGACCCGACAACTATCGTCGAGCTTAAATCCCGGCTCTACACCATGAACGGAACCCGAATTGCCGTGGAACCCAAGGCGGCCATGAAGAAGCGGATTCATAAATCCCCGGACAACGCGGACGCACTAGCACTATTGGTGCACGTGTGCCGGGGAATCATGGGGCCGGAGTTCGGTAAGATTAGGCTTGACATTCAGAACCATAAGGTGGTAGAACATCAAGAGGTAATCAAATATCGCGAAGACGGAACCGCATATATTGAAGCCGCAGACATTGGCAGGTATCTCGGAGGCTTCGTCGGAGGCAATGCCCCCGCTCCCGCTCCTGCCCGCGACACCTTTGCCTCCGACGTAACCGCCGCAATGAACATGCTATGGACCTAAGAGCCGCCGCTAAGATTTCTGCTCCCAAACCAATCACTAACGAGAACACCGTTATAAGGAAGGCCATTGAGATGTACAAGGCAGGGACCCCGGTTCCTGTCATCTCGGAAGTTACTGGCCTCCCCCGTGAACGTGTTGATAAGATTGTTGATAGCGTCCAACTCTCGAAGGAGGAACTGGCTATCCGCAATGAACTTCTCAATACGTACACACAGAACACACAGGCACGCATCCTCCAACGCCAAGAGGCGAGGACGAAGATTGAGCTTGACATCGTTGAATCCATGAGTAGCCAGTACAAAGAACTGATGAACAGTGGATTCTCCCGTGTCGCTTCCTTCATGGCCGACGCAGAGATACAATCCATTAAGGATGTACCTCTCTTCCTCTCTATCATGGAGCGAAGCCACGGTCTGTGGGAGAAGTTTAACGAAGCGATTGCGAAGCGCGACATGGACCTACTGTCACAGGTTATCCAGCAGTTCGAACTGGAGCAGACCGAGATAGTGACACAGATGGGATTGCAGGGTGGACCAGTAACTCTGAACAAGGATGGCACTCGCCCTGAACTGGAAGAAGGAAGCGCGGCCCGTACCATCACCTTGAAGCTCAAGAAGAAGGGCGAAAAGCCCGAAGAAGACACTAAATAAACTTGACAAGATTCTTTTTTCTTCTATATTGAGGTCATGTCCAAACCCGAAAACATTCAGGAAGTATTCCGTCGTTGGACCCCGGTAGCTCTCATGAACTTGCCGGAGGAAGTGAAGACCCCAGAAACGTTCCCCGAATATATGGGGACGGATGATGAACCGTTGCCTGTTGGTCATAGTCAGGGAATTCTAACGGTCATTGGGTACTCCCACGATGTCCGATATCCGTATGTCGCGCAATGTGCATGTGGGAATGTGGTCACGATGAACCGTCTGCAATTAACGCGCAAGCAACACCATTGTGGATGCCTGACCCAAATCATGCGCTCATCCTATCTTATCCGCTTGCGGGTAGAAGCTATGCGTTCATGGTGGCAACAGGTTCCTCTGTGGCTCGATGACCTTGACAAGCTTCGCGAACACGCGAAGAAGTACAAGAAGGCCGTCAAGAGAACGAACAAGTACAATGCCAAGCTCTCCCATGTCGAGTACGCGGACGACCCGCTGACGTTTGACAGGGAGGTAGAGACCTCCGGTAGCCCTGACGGGGTGGACGCTTTCCTTTCCCTCATCGCACCGTCGGAGGAATATAGTCAGTTCCTGCGCGACATCGCCGAGAAGCTGACCAAGGAATATAAACCTTGGCCCGCAATCCCAATGGCGAATACAAGCGCGTTTGCCAGTTACAAGAACGAACTGCCCGAATTTGACGCGGCTACCTTCATTAACTTCGTCAACTACCTTGCAGACGCACAAGAGGATAAAAACCTGAAACCCACGTCCGACAATGGCGATAAGTGAGAATGCCGCCGTCTTCCATGAGGTAGCACGGGATAAGGAGGTGTGGGGAAAAGCATGGAGATACCGTGCCTACTACCTTGCGTGGGTGAACGGGAAGTCCGCGAGGCTTGCGCCTACACGTGGCGAGGTCATGCACCCCTACCCCGACCGGGCGAACCCTACACACGTGATGGCCTTTAAGGATGTTGACCCGGTGCATGGAGTGCGTCCTAAATACTTTCGGACAAAGATATTCTCGAATAGTACGGAAACCCCACTCACTAGACCCCTCACGCTAACTCCGGGCAGTCCTCGAAAGTACCCCTTCTTCTCCTATCTAATGTATGAGCCTCTCGTCGAATCCCAGCTCTACTTCCGCTGGTATCTCTTCCAGCAGTTGGTAACTGAATGGGCATTCAATATCCTGCCGCCTCAAGCGGACACATCCTTGGGCATACAGGCTGAACGCCGCGCCCTCAAAGCAACTAAAACAAAATAAACGACAATGGCTACAATAGCAATCCCTTGTGAACCTCGCGTCCTTATCAACGGCGCGAACATTGCACAGAACCTCATTGACAGCGTTGCGGCTTCCAGCCGTGGCGACCACGATGTTTGGCTCCTGCTCCCTTACCGGGCCAAGGCCGCCGCTGAACCCATGATTAAAATCTTGAAGAATCAGTTCCGGGACCTTCGCACGATTGAGTTGCTGACCCCTGTCACGGGTAGCTACGCTCTCGTTACTCATCTCTTCGCCCGACTGCAACAGGCTCTGGCTTACGAGAACGCGCCGGACGAACGAGCTATCATTTGGGTTTCCGAACGCGGCAATGAAAAGTTTAAGCCCGGCTCGATTGATACGCTGGATGCAACGTTCTATCGCAAGAAGGCTCCGGTTATTGCGGGTAAATACTTCACCGTTCCCGCTACCGAAGGTTCCTACGAATCTCGCACCGTGGACGGAACCTTCGTCATGTCCAGCCAGCTGGCGAAGCTCTATCCCCAGCGAGTTCCCTACGTCACCATCTCCCAGCATTTCCGTCTCTTCCTTGACAAGGTGCTGACCGAGAAGTGCTTCAACGTGGAGAACTGGGACGACCTCATCACCGTTGGTGAAATCCCCGACGCGGACAACTTTAAGCTTCCCCAAGTTCTTGGCGAAGTCACGGTGACGACCCCTGCCGAGGTATCTATCGCCAGCATCAAAGCGGAATCTATCAATATGATGGGACAGTCCGAGCAAGTAGGTGGAGCAACTAAAGCCCGCGAGGATTTAAGTGAAGCAGAAGACTTGACACCCAGCGCGAAAGTTGTTACACCTGCACCTGTGAAGCCCAAGACCAAGAAAGCCATGAAGGCTGATGCGGTTGAGGGTAAAGACGAAATTGACAAATAGTAGATATGCCGAAACCAGACGCAAATGCTCCCGTAGGTCCGGGGGTTATTGGCGTGGTTGACGAGAACGGAACTCTTCTCAAGCGAAGGGTTCCGACCGCTGACCAAGCCCGCGCCTTGCTCTACTTCTGCCTCACCGCTGACCAGCTATCCATGCAAGCGAGGACAGAGGCACAGGCAGAGCTGGACGGACAACGCCCGTATGACCCAATGGCCCTTTCCGCAGTTGGTCAGAATTATCGAACCAACTACAACTTCCGCACGATGCGGATTGTTCGTGAAAAGGTGGCGGCCAGCCTCCGTGAAGTGTGGGATAACCCCGAACTTGTTTCGGTGCAAACCACCTTCGGAGATAATGCTCGTCGCCCCATTTATTCAGACATCCTTTCCACCGAGGTGACGAAGATGGTCAAGTCCATGCCGGGATTCACTTCCATCATGACAGACCTTCTTCACAACTTCTCCTTCCACGGCTTCGGCCTTGCCTACTTTGAGGACCCTGACACTTGGTACTTCAAGGCGGGTAGTCTGAACGAGTTTGCCTTCGAGCGAAAGGTTAAGCCGGACAGTAGCACCCTTGAGGTTGTGTTTGCTACTCGTACCCTTCGTGCCCATGAACTCTACGATTTCATTCGTGACCCGCAGACCGCAAGGGAAGCTGGCTGGGATGTGGAAGAGGTCATGAAGGTGTTGAAGACCTGTAGTTACAATCAGACAGTACAGCCCCAGCGCATTTCTTGGGAGACCGAGAAGATGCTCAAAAACGGAGACTACACCCTGACCGACGTAATTGGAACCAGTATTCCGATTGCCCACATGTGGGTACGCGAATTCAACGGTACGGTTACTCATTCCATTTTCTTCGTCAACGGAAGCGGCGGCAATGGTCAGGATGTGAAGCGTGACCAGAACCGCGATGTAGATGACACCAAGTTCCTCTACACCAAGGAAGGAGCCTACAACTCTATGGAAGAAGCGTTCGTCCTCTTCCCGCTGGGTAGTAGCACCAATGGAGATATTCATGCTCTCCGCGGATATGGGAATGACCTTCTGCCCCACACTCGTGTCATTGACAAGTTGATGAACCAAGCGACGGACGCGGCGTTCCTCGGCATGGCTCTGAACGTCTCTGCCACCAATGAAACCTCCCGTCTCTCCGCAATGGTGAACCCGATGGGGGCCTATACCATTTTGGACCCGTCAACGCAAGTGGTTCCTAATCCCGTACCGAATCTGCAACAAGTTGCTGGAACTCCCCTCGCATTCTTGCAGAACCAAATCCGGGAACGCTTGGGCGAGATTGACGTGAATGCTGATGGAGGCATGGGCCGCACCCAGCTGGAAGCTGAAATCCGTATGGGCAATGCGAGCAAGGTCAGCAATAACATCATGGATATGCTCTTGGAGCACATGACCATCCTTCTCCGTGAAATCGTTCGCCGTATCATCCGCAAGGACTACGATGAAGGGATTGGCGGGTTTAAGGAACGTGAACGCATGCTCCAACGTCTGGACGAAGCAGGTGTGCCAAGGGATGCCTTCTTCGCTATCGACCTTGACAGCGTTAC